AATAAAGCCTCTTGCTCACGAGCACGACCAGGGGCGGCTAATGCCTCTACCTGTCCGTATAGCGTCTGTGCTGCTTGAGCAGGATTGATAGCACCTAGTGTCTGACCAGCAAGTCCAAGCTGTTGCTGACGCAGTGCCTCATAAGCAGGAGCAGCTGTTGCAGTAGCGGATCCAGGGGCTACAGTGCCTGTTCCAGCGCCTGTGGTAACAGTATATGGCGTAAACGGAACAGCGGCTTCACGGCCAATCTGAGCAGCCTCAGCGCCTAGTTGTCGACCCAGGCCAGTTGCCTCATTCTGTAGTGCAGCAAGTTGAGCAAAGTCGATGCCAGCGCCAAGCATACCGCCAAGGTTAAACCGTGGGAAATTAAAAGGAAGTCGTGTATTATCACCACCAGCGCCACCACCACCTAAGAGGCCAGCACCAGCCCTTCCTAAGCCTGCTAACTGACTTGCTGTAAGTCCAGCAGCGGCTCCACCAGCAAGGCTTTCCAACGCACCTGTACCTAATAAGCCAGCAGCAGCGCCTCCAGCACCACCAACACCAGCAAGAGTACCACCAGCTAAGTTAGCAGCCGTTCCAGGGGAGAAACCAGCCTCAATCAAAGACTGTGTTAATGCGTCTGTAGTCGGCAACGCATCTCCAAAGCCAAGAGTATTGATGTTGCCAAACTGTCCTAAGTTTGATCCACCGCCTAAAGCACTTTCTACTGCTTGATTAAATGCATTCGGCACAGTTGCGCCGCCACCATCAAGCATACCTAAATTAGCAGCTTCTCCTTGAGTTAGCATATTAGAAACCGGAGACATTACACCTTCTCCTGTTTCTTGAATACCCAAATCTGCTAATGAAACACCACCAGCGCCTTGACTATTCAGTGCCGATGTAATAGCACTTGTTGTTCCACCCTGTACTGCCAACTGCGCTGCTGTTTGTGCAGCGGATGAACTTATACCAGATGATACTAATGTAGAAGCAATTTGATCTGCGCCAAGTCCTTGCGCGGCTAATTGAGCAGCGTCAGCAGCAGCCATTGATGCTTGACTTGCTTGACCGCCAATAACACCAAAAGTATCTTTGTAATCACCAAGGCCAACAGAATCAAAAACATTTCCTAGTGAGCCAGATAAGTTTAAGGCTGAACCAGCACCAGACATAGCGCCAGCAATTAAACCTTTCTCTACATCACCAGTAATCAGACCAGTAGAGACACCGCGAACAACTGCACTGCCAAGAGCCTGTGCAGACAGCCCAGTTAAAGCACCGCCACTAAGAGCACTTCCTATGCTTGCAGCAAATGCTTGACCACCAGGAGTTAACGAAAGAGCAATACTACCAGCAATCATTAAAGCCTGACCTAAATCAGAACCAAAAAATCCACCATCGTCTTGTGGAGTAGCAGTTCTGTTTACACCAGTGCCTACAAAGTTGCCATCAGCATCTTTACGGAAGAAGGTATAAATACTGTTTCCTTCTTCGCCAGTCCTATATCTAAATAAGCCAGGAACACCTTTAACTTCCTTAACTTTGATGCCTTCTTGTTGTAACTGTTCAGGAGTAAAAGCGTTGCCAACAAATTTTTCTGCTCTTTGAATTGTTGTTGTTGCACTTTGTCCTGCTTTACCAAGATCATATCTAACTAACTTGTCTAATCCAAGACCAACCTTGGTTCTGCCAGCCATTGATAAATCAGTAATACCTAGTGTATCATACTTAGAAGCTGCAGTTTGCAGTCTCTGATTTACATTTTCAGCAGTTTGGCCGGAATATGTAGAAGCATTTGAGAAAAACCGTGGTTGTCCTTCAGTCAAAAGCGTTTGACGGCCTGAAGCACTAAAGAGATTCTGAGCGTTCTTATACTCAGAAGTGTTTGCTTTTCTCTCTGCTGATAGTGCCTTACCTTTTACGCCAGCCGCTTTAAGAGCGTTAATTTCAGCCTTCTGTGAAGCATCTATCCTTGCAAGCTCAGACCGTTCTGCTTTTACATTAGCTTTTTCTGCTTTAGCCGCAGTTTTAGCAGAAGATGCTGCTGCTTTTGATGAAGCCTTAGCAGAAGACTTAGCTGCTTTAGAAGCAGCCTTTGCTGCTTTTTTACCGGATTTGTCAGCCATTTAGTATGTGCCTCCAGGGATAGTGCCAGAGAATGTTCCAGACACAGTAAGGTTATTAACAGTTACTGTTCCTGTAAATGTAGGACCAGCAGTATCTGCTTTAGAATTAACCGCTGTTGCGATGTTTGTAAATTCTGTATCAATCTCAGATCCACGAACAACCTTATTAGGATCGCCGCTTGTCAGCGCATCCTTAGCGGTAAAGTTAGTAGTCTTGGTATAATTAGACATCAGATTGTCCTTCCTGTAACGGCATAAATATCAATTTTTTGAATAGACACGGACTTACCATTGATGACAGTATCAAAACCAATCTGGACTACGTTTCCGCTACCGGATAGTTGTTTCTTTACGCTGTCAATAAAAATAGATGCTGAATACTCGTCAATATTATATTGTGCTACTCCATACTCTGCAGTTGTGCCACCAGGAACTGTTACACGAACAGTCTTAAAGTTAGTTTGGTAGTCAAAAGCATATCGAATATCAATAATAGTGTTGGAGCCGCCAACAACAGTAACACCTAACTTCTTTAACATCTTGACTATAGATGGTGATTGAAAGTCAAAATAAGGAGTATAATAAGAAAAAGTGTATGCAAGACTGTTGTCGGTATATCCGTTGTATAGAGCAACTCCATTTGTCTTCCCCATTAGTAGCCTTCTGTCGTGTGTAGCACACAGCGATGAAGGATCAATGTTGTTCCAAACAGTTGCTCTTGCAGAACCGTCTTGCAAAAACTGTCTCAAATCAAAGCAAAAAGTTAAACCACTGGTAGGCATTGTCAGCAGATAGAAAGCGTCTGCTTCGTAATAAACACTGCGAATCTCTGCTGCTGTTTCACCACTAAGATATGACAATAGTTGGTCACGAACATTCCGGCTAATATCACGGATAGGCGCAGACTTTTCTTGAATAGTTCTGGCAATACTACGAACACCAGAGTTAGACAAGAAAACAATATCTGTGCCAATATTCTGCACTGAGTCTCTGGCTACACAACCAACACCTGTAATTACATCTGACAACTGTAGATTATCAATATCATTAGCATTGGCATAGATAACAATATTTTGCTGACAGAAGATAATAAGAAAGTTATTGTGCTCTGCCAGTGCTACTATCTTGTCGCCGCCAGGAACTACTTGCTCTAGGTTTATAAAGCCAGATCCTACACCAGAAAAGTTACTGTTGTCAAGCAAAACTGAATAATAAACAGTTAAATCGTCTGCCCCAATGTTGGCTACCCAAAGACGACCATAAGCCGCTAAAGCACAGTCAGGAGTAAATGTAGTAGTAGTGTAGCCAGTAGGCACAGCCCCAATATCGCCAAGGCGTTGAAATCCATAAGAACCAGTATGGGCGTGTGCTGTAGCGCCTAACTTATGGTAAGTCAGGATAGGATGGCTAGCCTGTACCAGATAAGCATGGGAAGAACGGCTAAGTCCAGTATCGTATTCACCTTGTACGATCTGCCAGTTATTGTCTGTAATCGTATATCTGTACTGTTACGGACAAACATCTCTGTCATGGTGGTTTCACCAGTGAACAGTTTATTGTTGCCTGTGCTGATGATAGTGTAAGTAGAACTATCTGCTTTAAACTGAAACATAGCCTCTGGGTTGGACGATGTTCCCCCGCTAGAGGTACGATACGACCAGCCTTTTCGAGCAGCGATACGGCCTGACTTATCAATTACAGCATTAGTCGCCTGCAGCGCAAACGACTGATCCATGCTGACTCCTGAGTCTTGGCTGTTTAAACCAAAGAATCCTGGAGATACAATTGATGTAGATTCAAGAGGTTTGTTAGGCATTATGTCCAATACCAAGTAATTTCATCATCACGGCGACCAGCCTCAATTGCAATGTGATCAGCCAAGGATTGTTTTGCTACAGCATACTGACTGCTGACACCAATGCCGCCATCCTCACCACGCTCTTCAATGGCCTTAGCCCAAGCCAGTTGTACAATAGGACTCTTAGGCAGTTCTGTTGTGTCAGTGTTGCTAGTTAATTCATTCTCAGGACGAAAGACATCAAATCGTAAAAGTTCTACAGAATTGGGCTTAGGATAGACATCAATTGAAGCATCGCCGTTAGAGTCTACACCATTAACATTATAATATTCTGGACTACCCTCTACAGGACTAGCGGTAAGAATTAAGTTTTCTGTAAACCACGCAGAAGGTCTGCGCTCTAAAAACCAGTCTTGGGTGTCATTAGCAGCCTGAGCTATGCGAAAGCGAGTACCAGCCCCTGTCAGTACATAGTTAAATGTACCAGATACAGTGGAAATAGTATAGGTATTCTTTAGACATTCCCAGTTCCAAGCATCTTCTACTTCACGCTTGGCATCGTTGACTAGCTTGCCAATCAAGGCACTATAGTCGTTTTCGCTAACAGTAGCCACGGAAGGCTCACGAAGCCTTACCAAGACATCATTAACTAAATTTAAATATGTAGTAGCCATTTAACAATCCCATTTCTTCAGTGCTAGGGCTTTCCTTGTTGGCCTGCCTTTTTCATCTTTAAGTGGTCCATCAACTCCTGACATACGAGCACAGAAGGACTTACGGCGTGCTGCTGCTTTGGGTGACTTTGCTGCTGTCTTGGCCGATACTGGTGGTTTGAGATTAGCGCCTTCAGTACGCTTAAAATAGGCTCTACCTTTGGCATTAAGACCACCTTCAGGATTCTGATAGACTTTCTTAACCATTATTTCTTCGCAGTCTTTTTAGCCTCTTTAAAGGCTTTAGCAGTAGGAGCACCTTTGGTTCCAGGCTTACGCATCTTCTCGCCGGAGCCTTCAGCGATGCGTTTACGTTTAGCCTGAATGTTGTAATAAAGACCTTTTTTAGCGACCACGGCCAGCTTTCTTCATCATCATTGGTTTCTTGGACATACCAGCCTGCGACATAGCAATTGCAACAGCCTGTTTGCGAGATTTTACTACTGGACCGCCTTTACCGCTATGCAAAGTACCTTCTTTGTACTCACGCATAACTTTACCTACTTTCTCTGCTTTACCTGCTTTAGTTGTTGGCTTTTTCATAAAGGCTCCTTAATTTTGATGATAACTAACTGCAATGTTTTGTATTAGATTAACTGTAGCAATGTAAGTAACAGTGTTAGTTGAACTGTTCTTAACACGAATCTCATCATCCTCTTCCATTACTACTACTGCATTATTCAACAAAACATAATCACCAGCGCCTAAGTTCTTAGCGCCTAGCACCTGGTATTCCACGTTAGCAGACTTATCATACCAGTATACAGCAGGAGAATCTGTGCCAGTCAAAGAAATGACATACAGCAACTCCCACTCAGCACGGTTGCGTGTCGGGACTGTATACAGAGTAACCTTGTCTGTAGCTGTCCTAGTAACGGCAGAAGTAACTTTACGAGACATCTTTGTCCTTTATTTTACCAAGCCATTTCTGCACAGTTTGGGTTTCATAGATTCGAAAACCAGTCCAGACAATACTAAATAATGCTGCAATTGCTGGTAAAATCTCTGCTAATGTACCAATTACGGTTACTAATGAGAGGCCATCAGTTACAGTCTTAATGGTTTCAGATTCGTGCGCCGCCATCGGTTACTCCGGTTTTGTAGGCCAAGTAATATCCCAAGGAAAGCCAGCTTGAGTAGGAATATCACGCAAGTTTTGTCGATAGACTTCCCAAATACCAGGAATATTTTGATTTAATTCTAGATTTTTAATAACAACCCAGTCAGTTTCGGCAAGACGAGCATCACGAGTAGAGCGAACAGCAGCGGCCTGTTGTGCATCTAGTGCGGCCTTCTGCTCTGCGTCCATCTCCGTGATCTTCCACTTCCAGCACCACTTGCCATCAATCTGCTCTACACCGTCATGCGATGCAGTTTGATAGCGGGTTGTTGTAGGTTGCGGTGTGTCAAAGACAGGATCAAGGCCTAGTTCGTTGACCAGTTCAGGTGACCAAGTTTTAGGAAACGAGGTATTGGGGTGTGCTTGACGGATCTCACCTTGAGTTTTTAGTGAACCGTCTTGACGTACTCGATACATGATTACTCCTTATGCAATTGCTAGGTAAATATAAGTTGCATTGTTGACATTGATCGGAAAGTTGGTTGCATTGTTGTTCACGATAAACCCGCTGTTATCTGGATCAATGGCATCATAGCCAGTTGCTTCTGCTGTTGTTGTATTAAGTTTTAATTGTGGGTCGTTTCCGCTAACAATACCGCGAGCAGAGTCGTACACAAACCAATCACCAGTTGTATCTGTACGTCTAATTAAAATATATCTAGCACCAGCAGAAAACCCACAGTTAATGGTTTGGTTGCTGCCATTACCTGTGTAAGAACCTACTTTAGATACGCCAGAAACAGAAGCAAATAATAGTGCTAAATATGTTTCAGTGTTGGCGTTAATAGCACTTGCTGTTCCAACTGTAAAGACACTGGATGTTGGAGATGTATTGTTCCAAACAGTAGACTCTGTGTTTTCTCCGTCAGTTGAATTTAAAACTATATATTTTGTATTACCTAATGCAGAATGATAAACAAGCCAGTTATATCCGGCTCCTCCTCGTGCTTTTATAATCATCAACTCAGGAGCAGCACCAAGGTTATGAGTAACAGTTCTGTTGGCTCCTGTGCCTGTATAACACACAACATCAAAGAACCCAGGCGCTCTCTTAAACGCATGAATGACATGGTTGTTGCTGGTGGTATTGGCGTTGAACTTACGAGTAGCATCGTTACCTACCCAGACACCGGACATGGAACTGAAGTTGTCGCCGTATTCTGCGCTTGCTGATAATTGTGCATCAAAAGAGTCTGCGTCTGCTGCTCCAGCATTTGTTGAGCCAGTTATTAAAAACTCTGAACCAGTTAGCCTAGCACCTGTATACATACCAGGAACTACTGTGTCGTTACGCTGACGAATCATTACAAAATCAGGAGCAATTGTGGTATCAATTAAGCGGTTGTCTACGTTAGTACCTGTGTATACAACCGGTTGAAATACTTTAGTTGCGTCCGTAGGAGTTTTCATTGGCCCACGGCGAATGGCAATGTAAATAAATGTAGATCCAGATTCATTTACGGCCGCATCGGTAGTGGTTAAATTAAAACCAGTAGCAGATAAATTTAAAAAGTTTGAGTATTTTGCTTCTGCATTAGAACGATTTGGCAAAAGACCTGAGTCATTACCACCATCATTCATTGGAATAGCACGCATATTGTCAAACACAAACCAATTGGCAATACTAGAAGTATTTTTTATTAAAAGCCATTGAGGTTCGTATCCCAAACTAATACTCGGGCCTGTTGCAGATCCGTTTCCAGTATAAGAACCACAAGTTATTACATTTTGATCGCCGTTATCGCCAAACCCGCCAGCGTCATGGGCAAATAGGTAGGCGACGTAGGTATCTCCAGATTGATTTACGTTTGCGTTTGTGCCAATAGTAAACTCAGTGCTTGTTGGTTCTGTGTTATTCCACGCAGTTCCAAGTATTGCTTCACCGTTGTCTAAATGCAAACGAAGGAATTTTGTTGCTCCTAATGATCTATGGTAGACCATCCATGTCGTCCCGCTCAAACTTGTAGATTTAACGATAATAACGCCAGGAGTGCTACCTAGATTGTGAGAAATGGTTCTATTTGCGCCATTTCCTGTATATGTCACCACATCAAAGAACTTTGCAGCCTTGCGGAATGTCCAAGAAGCGTAAATATATAATGAATCATTAAACTGTCCATTGTTTCCGTCTAAACGAAAACCATTACTATTAAATTGATCTACACCTTCTCCAGCCCAGTCATATTGAGCACTTGTTAAATTTGTTGCCAGTGACTTGCTTACTCCGCGAGCTGTATCAAATACAGCCGATTGATCTGCTAGAGATCTAGCTTTAATCCAAACCATTCCTCCTTGACCGGATAAATCAATTCCGTTGGTAATAGTTTGAGTTGCGCCTGTACCATTATAAATGTGCGTAGCAAACACATCTTCAACATAAACGTCTGCCGCAGTAACAGCAACAGCGGAAGCAGATAATGCTTTTTTATTCAGCATTACGCATCTCCTACGCGAGCACCATAAATTTGAGTGCTAACTTTCCACAGCACAATTGCGGTATAGCCAGTAGTATTAAGCGTAGGCGCTACACCAGCATTAGTCTTCCACACCACGCCAGAGCCACCAAAAGTGCTATCCGTCCATGTGAGCGTGTAGGCCGTACCGTCATCCACCATCAATAGGACAGACTCGCCAGCGGCAAAGTTTGTGGCCTTAGGAGTGCGGCTTGCACCTAGTGTAATTAGCTGTACAGAGCCGTTGCCTGGGTCAATCTCAAAAGCCGCACCGTCAGAGATGGTGTAGACATCCTCAAGGATCGTGCCGATGATGGCGGGATCAGTCAGGGTCTTGTTGGTCAGCGTTTGTGTGCCAGTTAGAGTAACATCTCCAGCAGCGGCATTAGACCAAGAAAGAACACCAGAACCATCTGTAGTAAGAACTTGTCCACTATTACCATCATCTGCTGGCAGCGTCAATGTAAAACTTGTTGCAATAGTACCAGGGGCCTGCAATGCAACATACTGACCACCAGTGGTGTCTTGTAGACGAAGATCGCCTTGAGCAGTAATATCTACTTGAGTAGTCGTAACAGTGGTAGGATTGATGCCAACTTCAACTACGTTACCGCCACTATCTTTGGTATATAGTCGTTTATCTGCGGTATTGACTGCAATCTCTGCGCCACCAGTAGAGTTAGTTAAGTCGCCAGCGGCAGGAGCGCCTGTTGTATCGCGTTTCTTAATTAGGATCGTAGCCATGATTAGTAAGTGCCTCCAGAAATTGTGCCTGTCGTAACAGTGCCAAGAGTGGTAATGTTAGTCGAACCAGCCCAAGTTGATAAGGCTGTGTTTTCTACGTTATTTAAAGAAAGATCAGATTTAAAATCAGATGCAGACCGAGCAGTAACGGTATTATCTGCATTAAGTCTAACAAAAGTAATTGCTGATGGATTAGTTAAAGTAAATAAGTTAGACCCAACAGTAGTTGCGCCAAGGCTTGTGCGTGCGGTTGCTCCTGATTCTGTTACAAAATTAGTACCGTTGCCAACAATAAAGTTATCATCAGTTGGAGTTAAACCAGCAATGTCTGCAAGTTGTGCATCGTATGCCTGAACCGTTGAACCAATATTAGATGCTGTTAGTACGTTGCTACCGCTCTTTTGCAGAGTACCTGTGAAGTTAGCAGTAGCATCATCATATTTTGCTGTATCAGCATCGTAGCCTTGTACGGTATTGCCAATAGCACTGCTAGTAAGGTAGCCTGCTGCTGCGTGATCGCCCCATCCATAGGCTGTATCCCAGTTACCTTGTTTGGTAGTAGTAGGAATAGAGTAACCAGAAGCAAGTGTAATTGCTAATGTTCCACTAGATGTAACAGGATTACCGCTAACAGCCAACCCTGTAGGCACAGTCATATCTACTGAAGTAACTGTACCAGCACCAGCAGTAGACCATCCGATTGTACCACTACCATTAGTGCTTAATACCTGACCGTTAGTGCCATCAGTTGTAGGCAGTGTAAAGGCAGTAACAAAAGATGTTAGGTTACTATCATAAGCCTGTACGGTAGAGCCAATAGCGTCTGATCCAAGAATAGTACCAGATGGAAGCGTCTTAGCACTGTCTTTAAGCAAGAGGCCAGTAGTGCCATCAAACAGTGCAACAGCATTGTTGGTAGCACTGTTGGGGCCAACTACGTCACCTTGGTTTACTACGTCAGTATCATTTACCCAAGAAGTTCCATTGAACTTTAATACTTGTCCATTAGAAGCACTAGAGATGCTAACATCTGTGAGGCTGTCAAGATCAGTAGGTACTGTCGGCTTATTGCTGAGATCATTGTAGTCGCCAGTAGCGGCAACAGTAGCCAACCCAAGGTTAGTGCGTGCTCCTGCAGCAGTAGAAGCACCTGTACCGCCATCAGCAATGGCTAGGTCAGTGATTCCTGTGATTGTACCGCCAGTAATTGTAACAGCAGAAGAGGCAATAGAGCCGCCAGTAATGGCTACATTGTTAGCATTTTGTTGAGCAAGAGTACCTAGTCCAAGGTTGGTACGAGCGTCAGTAGCATTAGTAGCGCCTGTACCGCCTTGACCAACGCCTACTGGCTCAGATGTAACTGCACCTGATCCAGCACCGCCTGAGCCTAAAAAGAATGACATATTTTAGTACCAAATAGGAATGTAGCCGTTGTTATTAGAAGACCATGCCACTGTCTTCGTTGCATCTTCATACACGTTAATGTAGTCAATGCCTGCTTTCTTACCTGTAGTGCTAGCTAACACATCTACCCACATACCAGTAGAGTAAGTATTCTTTTGTGTTGGCTCTGTGCCTAACTTTTTAACAGGGATAAAATCAATCCACTCTTTAAGACCAGTGGTGTCTGCTAGGCTGTTTACTACCCATTTGGTAGCTCCATTAGCAGTAGCATAGCTAGTAGGGAATGTACGAGGTATCATGTTGGTCCTCTATAGTTTTCTTTAACATCCTCAACGAAGACGCTAAAGAAAAGCCCCTTGTGGGGGCAAAACCGTTAGGTTTTAGAAACCAGGCCGACCAACAACAAGTTTAATTGTCGTGGAATCAAGGTTTACAGTATTTGCAGTAATATTATTAAAAATAATAGTAACTGTGTCTGCGGCAGAAACATAAGCCGTTGCTTGAATACCCGCCAAACTTACACCTAAAGAAACGCCAATAACCATATCTCCAAGAGCAACTCCAGGAACGGTAATGGTATCGGCATCGTTAGTGCCAGTTGTTAGACTGTCTGCATTGATGGTAGCGCGAACTTCATAAACTTTCTCAAAAACGCCTTGAAACTGTTCGCGACCATCTTTTACTACTACAACCGAAGTTGCATTTGCCATAATTATCTCCTATTTAGTTAAGAAGACCCCGCCGTAGCGGGGCCGTTAAAATTAACCAGGGATAACCAGAGCAACAGCAGAGGTGTCACGCAGTTCGCCAACGCCATACAGCGTGTCAGCGGTCAGCAGCGTAGCAAGGTACTCTTGCTTGTACTGAGTCTGAACACGTATACCAAGCTGCTCAACCAGCACGCCAAACTCAGGATGTGCCATCAAGCAGACGCGGGGGTTAACGTCACCAGTTCCAGAGGTCGTGGCGGTGTCAGCATTGGTCGAAACATAGACCTTGATGCCATAGATGTCACCGATCTGACCATTGCGGATCGTGTTGCCATTGCCGGACTCACCAGTGAAAGCCTGCTCAGTAAAGCGAGCCAGACCCATCAGCGTGTTACGAGCAACAGGAGGAACGATGAAGAAACGACCATCCATCGGAACATCCTGGTCATCCAGACGCTGGATTGCACGGCGAATGCCTTCGTCCGTCAGGGCAGTCTCGTTACCAGTGTTGGTGTTAGCGGTAGCATCAAATGCCGTAGAGCCATCACCACCGATGTAGCCGTTGCCATAAGCAAACGTAGCATCGGTTCCGTTCCAAGTGCCACCTTGCGAGAGGCGACCAAGACGGATAACATCGGTGTCAAGTTGTGTAGCCAAAGCGTAACCAGCGTCATCCGTGTAGAAACGGCGCAGTGAAGACATAGCCTGAACTTCGGCCAGATCTTCGATCAGTCGGCTGTACTCAAAATGCTTGTCGATAGAAACCGACAGAGCCGTACCACCAGCAGCGATCAGAGTAACTGCATCGGTAGCGCCTTTAGCAGAAGCAGAACCACGAGTAGGAGCAGGAAAGTAGACTTTATCGCCTTTCTTGCCTTTGAAGTTCATCTTCTTAATGAGGTTTGCTGCAACAAGGTTCTTCTTGTAGGCAGCGACAATCTCGTCAGACCATACTTCAGGTACGAAACCTGCGGTATCAACAGCGGATTTTACAACCGCACTATTTGGAGCGAATGCTGTATTAGCCATTTTAAAATTCCTTTCGTAATATTGTTAGTTTACCTAACCCCTACGACCATATCCTATCGGACGCGGCCTTCTCGGTAAGCTGACATG